AAAACCGTTTTCCGATCTAACCGGACCTGTAAATGTAGTATTTGCCATAATTATATCCTCCTAGTTTTGAACATAGTCTCTAGGCCGTCGACTATACGCGTCTATGTTCTGATTTAATTTGTATAGTGATTGATTTATATATCAAATTATAGAAAAGCGCAAGATATCCCTAAGGTAAAAAGATCGTTTCTAACGATATTTAAGCTTTAATTAACCAGCGTAAAGATGTACTTCGTAATCGTTTTCGTTGGTATGAACTTTTGCCTCTTGTTCTCTAAGAATTGATCTTATTGTTTGTTTGATCTCATCTCCTAGAACAGACATTTCAGCGGTAATTTGTCCCTTGTTTTCAAGAAACAACTCGTTCCATCTAGACTCGAGTTTCAGTTTCTTCGCGAACAATACCATGTTGTCCTGAGCCATTATTAACCTCCTCATAGGTTATGTAAAAATCATTCATAGTACTAGTGTACTGTAAATCATTTTGTTCCCATTTTATATCAGATTTTCCTAGAAAGTCAATGATAGGTTTATTTAGCTCGTCCGCATCATTTATTTCTTTATCGCTTTCGATTTCAAATTGTGTTTGAAGATGTTTTGTAAAAATTTTAACTAAGTATTTATTCATGGTTTTTTCTTTCTATATGTTAAATGAGGCGGGATTGTGTCCCGCCTCAAAATGATTAGGTATTAAGCACCTTCAACACCGAAGATACCTCTATAGTCAGAAACTCCGAAAGAGTATCTTTCTCTAGCTTTGTATCTTACGTTGCCAGTATCGAAATCACCTTCCATTGCAGTTTTGATAGCTGCTCTTTGGAAGTATTTCATACCATTTGGCACGTCTGTGATAATGTAGAACGCATCTGTATCAGTTAAGAAATTGTTAACCACATAACCTTGTGGAACCATTCCCATTGATCTGATAGCGTTTGTGTCATTATCAGCAGTACCAACTCTTTTTTCAGACTTCATAAGTCTTTCAGCTGTAAATTGAAGCTCAGAAGGAATAATCATTTTCATTCCTCTAGCAGCAATTTTTAAACCTCTTTCGTCAGTCATTGCAGCAATGTCGATTAAAGACTGCTCCAATGAAGTTTCGTTAAGGTCAGCTTGAGTTGCTAAAGTGTTAGCTACTGTACCTGCAATTGTAGGGTGAGCAGTGTTAAATAAAGAAACACCGTCGCCTGAACTGTAGTTGTTAGTAGTTGGTAATCCTTGAATTAAAGGATTAACCGCTTTCACTTGTTTTGTTTGTGCCATTGATCTAGCTAACGCTTTTGTGTATCTAGATGCTAATCTGTCATACAGATTATCTTCAATAGCTTCTTCAGTAATTGAGAACGCTAAAGCTACAGTCTCGTGAGTGTATCTAGCTGTGAAAGTCTCTTGAGCATTGTCAAAAGCCACGCCAGCACCCTCAGATTTAGTCTGAGCTTGAGCAAATCCTGATAACATTACTTCTTCTTCAAACGCTCTGTCAGAAGATTCAGTAGTGTAGATCTCAGCATGTTGATTCTCGTACTGTTTATATTCCAAGCCGAATAGAGCATTCAAACCTGGTTCTAGTTCTTTAACTAGTTGTCCTCTACTTATCGCCATAGTTATTCTCCTCTATTATACGCCGTTAGAACCAAGTGCTAAAGCATGCTCATTAATTCTTACAATCCAATTAACGTTAGCAGAAGCTATATCGTTATTGTCTGGATCATTAGAAACGCCCAATATTGTTAATTGAGCTGAAGAGCCTGCAGCAAGTGTTGAGTCATCAAGTTCGACTTTTGATACAAAGTTTGGTGTAGCACCAGCTGTGTATTCAATGTCAGCAACGTTGAAAACGTCAGTTGCAGCAGAAGCACCTGTGTTGTTTGATTGTATTTCGAATCTTTGATACGGATCATCCGCTACAAAACCGACAATGTCAGTTGCAGTGTTTGAACCCACCAAATGATTCGCCCAAGTTGGTTTGCTTGATGAAGCATCAGTATAGAAAACACCGTTAAGTGATCCTAATAATGTATCGCCAGCTGCAGCTACACCAATTGTACCAGTGTTTAACATTTTCACTGGGTCCCATTGATAGATAGCAGTTGCAGAAGTTGCAATACTATATTCGGATAAACCTTGAGCGTCTCTATTCTGACCAACTTTACCGATTGCTTTCAATCCGAAAGCAGCGTCTTGATTTGCCATAGTTGTGTCCTCCTTATAGACATTTATTTAGTTTATCCTTTGATGGTTAGGAATCGTTAAAAAATTAACTTTTCTTTGAGCCACCGAAGGTTACACGAGATTGTCTATCAATATTGATAGGCATACTCTGATGCTGTTCCTTCATAAGATCGTTATCTAAAGCTTCAACTTGTTCAGTACCTTGCTTAGCATAGTACTCTTGTCGTTGTTTTGCGATCTCTTCCGGTACCCTTGTCAGCACAAGGCCACCAACTCCGATTACTCCTGCGTATTTGCCGTCTTCAACAATTGGATAATCTGCTTCTGGATATTCATCAGCTCTCACTAATTCATAACCTTGTCTTATTCTTCCTGATACATTTTTTGTATCATTGAAGCCAAGAGTTTCAGCTCTTACCCATCTATGTCTAAAACCTGTAGGCGCAGGCGGTGCATCTAAAGATGATGGTGGAGTCCAAACTTTTTTTCGAACTTCTTTTTCTCTAGTTTGACTCGCACGCGAGGTCTTGTTTAGTTTATCATTTTCCATATGCTATACCTCCTTCGTGATTTTTAATTGTTTCGCATATTCTTCTAGTGGCACACCTAATTTTTTAGCGATTGCTACCTGAGAGGGCGTGAGTCTCACAGTCTTGCGACCAGTATTTGTACTTCGCTTCGCACTAGCTACTGTTTGTACGGGTTTGGTCGTTTCCCCTTTGCTAGTATTATTAGCAAATTTGTGGGGGAATTCAAGTCTTATTCTCTTATCTATTTCAGAATAATACTCATCAGATTGAGGGTCATAACCTTCTTGTTCTGTTAACTTTTTATGTAGATCAAACGCAGTATACGTCATAGCCGTATCTTGACCAAACCAAGCATTCTTAGCTGCCCATTGTTCAGCCTTCGGATCTGGTGTTGGTTCTATTGTTTGTTGTCTATTTAAGTTAATTTCAGGTTTAACCTCTTTAGCTTTTGTAGAATTAAACTCTTCTTGAGCTATTTTAGTCTCTTCGAGTTTAGCTTTTTTATAACCTAACTCAGAAATAGCAGTTAAAGCTTCTGATTCAGCTTGAAGATCATTTGCTTCTCTAGCTGCTGCCAGTTTAGCCTGTGCTGCCTGGATTCCTGATGTAATGCTGTCTTCTGTAGACTTCAGGTATCCGGGTTCAAGCTTAGAGATTTTTTTCTCAGCTTCTTCTCTCAATTTAATTTGAGTTCTTGCATACTCAGCTGCTTCTTCTTTTTGTCTCTCCGCTTCTCTCCATTTATGAGTTAGTTTAGCTATTCTTCGCTGAACATCTTTACTATAATTTTCTAATTCTTTATCTTTCGATTCTTCATCTTTCTTATCTTCTTTAGCTTCAACTTCTGTTGAAGTTTCTTCAGCAGCTGTTTCTACTTCTGGTTTTTCATTTTCAGTTTCTGGAGAATCATTTTCTAATTCTACATCAACCTCTGGACCAGATGTATCTATATCTACTGTTTTGTTTTCTTCTACGTCAGGCATAGTTTATCTCCTTCTATGTTTTAATATTGATGAAGTATATCTTCAGGGTTGTCGATGGATGCTAAAACTTCATCGTCATTTAGCAATCTTACTTCCCCACCATCTATCTGGATTCTTGATCCAGCATATCTTGCAAAAATTACCCAATCACCTTTTTTACACCAAGGTCCATCAGGATATCTTTCTTTGTCTTTATAACAATCAGGTCCTTGTGCTAACACAAGTCCACAAGTTGATCCAACTTGTTGTCGTTCTAAAGTTTCTTGTCCAAAATATAATCCACCTTTTGTTTTCTCAGGCATTTTAAATGGAAGAATTAACATTCTCCATCCAGTGGGTCTTGGTAATTTTGATGATTCTTTTGATTTTAAACGTTCGTAACCTTCAACTTCTTTTTTATTAGCATCTTGATTTTGTTTTTCGTATTTATCTAATAATGCAGATTTAGTCTTTGGGGTCTCCGAATCGGATGACGTTTGTGAGATCTTGTTCTCTTTCAGTATCATTTTTTTCCTCCTTAGGATTTAGCAGGCTTGATATTTCCTGTGATATTTTTAAATAGGCATGTGCCTGTCCCATCATATACTTATATTTTTCCATATTGTCAATACCACCACCAATCATAGCGTCTCCAATATTTTGATAGTTTTCTTTTAAGTATTTCTGGATTTTATTTATTATAGTTAATTCTTCACTTAACATCAGCTATTTTACCTTTATTTTCACCTTTCTTGATTACGTATTTTTGAGTGCCATTCGCACCGGTCTCAACTTCTTTACGAAGGTTTGTAAATAAGTTTTTTTGTTTATCTTTTAGTTCTTTTTCTTTTAGAAAAGATTCTATTGTTTTTGAGTCTCTCATATATACTAGGTATAATATTATCAAACAAAAAGTCAAGTTTACCTAAAATAGAGTACATTATTCTATCAAACATTAG